GGTTGATGATCTTCAAGCAAAAGTCTACAAACAATTCTCCCAACTTATCCGGATCAATACTGCCATTTACGCTCATATGGCGCTCACTGGCAAGTGCCGTAATACTTTGATAAGCCCTAGAATATGCAGTAGCAACAAATGCATGTCCTGATCCTGAACCACCAAAGTCAACACCAATATTGATCTGTAAAAGGCTTTTAGGCTTCTCATAGATTGCATATGGGTTAATGCCTCCACTGGATGTCGCATCACACATCAACTTATACACAGAACCTTCCGCAGCTACCCACAGGCCACGGATGTACCGGTCATACAAGACCGTTCCTTTATATTCCTTGCAAAGCTCATCTACAAATACCCGGCTTAAAAATGGATTATCAAAAATCTCATACTTCTGGCAGTAAATGTCCGCATCAGAGTCCAGGAACTTTTTAAACCAGTGCTGTGGGGCATCCGGGTTACAGGCTCCGTCAAAGCAGGAA